GTCGCCAGCGTTGGGCGTCAAACTTTCGACGCCCCCCTACGTCAGCGCGCATTGCCGAAACCACCGTCGCGGGTCGCGGTCTTGCGCGAGTGATGCGAATGGCAGAGGGCGCGCAGGTTCGCCCAGTCGTCGTTCGTCTCGTCGCCGTCGACGTGGTCGACGTCGGTCGCCGGCACGAAGCGCGGCGGGCGGAGGTCGAGGCAGTCCGCACAGAGCGGGTGTTCGCGCAGGAAGGACGGCCGGGTGCCGTCACGCCATGACCGCCGGTTGTACTTCTTGCGACTGTGGCCGCGCGCCTGGTCGCTCTCGCTGCGTACCTGCGCTGCATGCTTGGGGCATCGCCCGCCGGCGAGCACGAGGGTGCCGCATCCGGGGTACGTACAGGGCGACGGTGCACGCTGCGGCATCTCCACGAAAAAGAGGGCGTCGGATCGCTCGCGACGCCCTCAACGCACACCAGGAGTGGGACATGGCAAGCGAGTTGGCCCGCTTGCGGTCGGCAAGATACGGAGCTACGTCAGCGAAGTGAAGGGAGTGGTCGTGTCAATTGACACGCGGCGACGTGACGGGCGCCGATTCTCACGTTCGCTCAGGTAGATGTTGCAGAGGGGTCCGAGGAGCTCGTCGGCGTGCGCGCCATGCATTCGGCGTGCAGATCCACCAGGCGCCGGCCGTGCTCGTAATCCATGCGGGTGCGACGACCGAGCGCCAGGCTGCGCACCTGGCTGCCGCTCAACCCGATCAGCTCGCCGATGCTCTCGGCGTCGATGCCGCACACGTCGCGCAGGTCGACGATCATCTGCTGCGGGTCGAAGGGCTCGCTCATTCGCCGTCGACCTGGCTGCCTGACCTATAGACCCCTTTTGCCCTACCTGACCTACCTGATTCCCACGCGCGCGATCGCGCCCGCGCGCGCGCGTACGCGCGAGGGGGTAGGGCAGGTCGGGCAGGTAGGGCAAAGCGAGGAGAAACAAGCGGTTGGAAGAGTGTTTGCGCCGAGGGCGAGGTACGCCAGGTCGGGCAGGTCGGGCAAATTCTCACGGTGGCGAGCCGTCCGGCGGGCGTGAACGGGAAGGTTCGGGCGGTTGGTCGGCGCGAGCCGCGGTCGACCGCGATGCTGGCGCAGGCGTCCCGGTCCCCGATGCCGGGGCGGCAACGACCACCGGGCGTCCTGTCGCTGCCGCCCACGCCTGGCAGCGCGCCGTCACCGACTCGGGCGGCTCCTCGTAGTGGTAACCGCGATCGCCGGCGGCCATCGAGCGCCGCTTCAGCCAGCCCAGCTTGCGCATGCTGATGCCCACACGAGTCGCCATCTGGCGGGCGCCGTCGATCTTGCCCGCTTCGATCTTCAGCCCCTCGGTAAGGAGCTGATCCATGCGCAGGAGGAGCGGCTCGTCGCGCGTGTGCTCCTTCACCTGGTTCGCCACGTAGCGGGCGAGGATCGAGTCCCACGGGTCGGCGATCTCGCGCGCCTCCTGCTCGACCGCGAAATGCTTGCGCGCGATCTCCGACGGCGGAAAGCGCCGCTTGCGCTGGCGATAACGGACGACCGCCTCGCCCATGAGCTGATCCCGTACCGCTGCGAGCGCCTCGTCGCGAGGCTTGCTCACCGCCACCGGGAGGAAGCGCGTATTCCCGCTCGGGTCCTTGAAATACTCGGCGAGGTTCGTCGAGCCGCCGAACACCGTCTGGCGTGGCCAGTCGCGTGTGGCGCGCTCGTACGGCGCCCGGTAGCGGTCCACGCGCGAGCTGATGAACGACTTCACCCGCGTCGCGTCCGCGCGCGAGAGGCTGTCGAGCTCGGCGAACTCCTGCAGCCAGATCCCGCGCAGCGCCCCGAACGCGTCCTTGTTGTGCAGGTCGAGGTTCGTGTCGCTGAACCACGGCTGCGCAAGCGCGCGCAGCACCGCGGACTTTCCGATGTCCTGGGCGCCCTCGAGGATCAGCACGCTACGCATCTGGCAACCGGGCTCGAACACCCGCGCCACCATGCCGAGCAGGAAATAGCGCCCGACGAGCATCGAGTAGATCGACAGCGGGACGTTGCAGTACTCGACGAGCCACATCTTGAGGCGCGGCCGCCCGTCCCACTCGCGGGCCGCGCGCTCCAGGTGCTCGCGCACCGGGTGGAAGGTGTGCGACTGCGCGGCCGCCGTCACGCCGGCGTCGATCGCGTCGGGCTTGAGCACCAGGCGGTCGTCCGGACGCTGCTGCGCAAGCCAGAGCCCCAGCGCGAACTCGTGATGCGCCTCCCACGGGCCGGGCTTGAAGAGCTCGCCCGCCTCGATCTCCGGCGACTTGCGCAACACGATGCGGTTCGCGAACTCGTCGAGCGCGAGGCAGCCCTGCCAGGCCGGATGATGGCGCAGCACCAGCGCCACGTTCTGCCAGCACGGCACCGGCAGGAGGTCGCCGTGGTTGTTCTTCTTCAGGATGAGATGCCGGCGCCATTCGGCGGCGGCGGCAGAGAAGTCGATCGGGTCGGGCGTTGTGGCGGGCATCGGCCATTGCCGTCACGCGAACGCCGCTTCGCGCTCGCGCTCCACTTCGCGGAGCAAGCCGATGAGCCAGTCCTGCCAGGCGAGCGCATCGACGAACGTGACCCGCCGCGGCCGTGCGGCGCGCACCGCCGCCGCCATCGGTGCTATGCGCTCGCGCGGGGCGAAGTACACGACCTGGACGTCGAGGCCGAGCAGCATCGACAGATCGCGGCGCACCTCCGGCGGGTCGCAGACCAGCGCATACCAGTCGAGCGCCTGGCGCGCCGCTTCGGCGATCGTCCAGTCGTCGGTGACGACGACCGGGTCGCTCGGGCGCTGGCCGCTCTTCCGGAGCTCGAGGAGCGCCCGGCCGAAGGCGGGGAGCTTCACGCCCGACCTCCGTGGCAGACTGCGCAGCCCAGTAGGACAGCGGCTATGTCAGACGACTTCATCGGGTTCCTCACTCGCCGGTTGCAGAGCTATCAGCTTTGCCCGTCGGACGACGGCGAGTGGGTCGGCGTGATCCTGGAGATCGGGGGCGAGCGCTTGACGACGGCGATCCCACACGAATCCTTGGCCCGGTTGTCGCGAGAAATTGATGCCGCAGCTCGCCTGTGCGCGGATCGACGACGACGAAGAGGACCTTCTTCGTAGTCAAGCGCCCTCCTCGCCCCCGCGTTTGCGCGGGTTGGCGGAGATTGTCGCGCGCGCAAAGCGGGCCGCTGTCAGCTTTACGACATGTGCTTCACCGAGCAGCGCCCGGGTGAGGATCTCGCGGGCGGCCTCGCCGAGGTCTTTCTCGTCGACGGCGGCGATGAGGCGGAGGGCCTCGTAGGCCTCCTCCGGGAGACGGACGTGCACGGCCTTGAGATCGAGGGACATCGGCTAGACGGGCCTCCGGGTACGATCGGCGGTAGAGGCGGCCGGGGTGGCCGCAGGGGAGAAATTCATGGCATCGCTCGCGCTCTCGAACGCCTTCTTGGTGGCGGTGTTCTTCCTAGGCGTCGCTCTGGTCGTGCTGTGGATCGCGCTGCCGTTCGCGGTGTTCGGCGTCAAGTCGCTGCTACGCGAGCTGCTCGGCGAAGTCCGGCGCACGAACGAGCTCCTCGAGCGGGGATTGCCCCCGAAGCGATGAGATCAATCAACCGATACCGCCGCGGCTCCGCCGCTCTCGGGCGTAACACCGCCAAAAACATCCGGGCGCAACTGAGCCTCCGAGACGCGGCCGTTCGCCAGGAACACGAGAGCGCGGACCCGGTCAGCGGGTGCAACTCGCCATTGGGATACGGCCTGGGTCGAAATGCCGAGCGCCCTCGCCACAGCCGCCGGGCCCCCTGAGATTTCGATCGCTGATTTGAGAGCCGCTTGGGGCGTCATGCTGCCGATTCTATCAAGTTGCGCTTGACGTTTGTCAAGGCCACCGTGATGGACGCATGTGTCGAAACCCGGACAATTCAAGCGATGCTTGATTCAAGTCACGGGTTTGCGGAGCGTTTTGAACAGCTTCGCGCAGGAATGTCTTTCCAATCGTTGTCGGACGCGATCCGCAAGAAGACCGGCGTCAGCATCAGTGCCCAGGCAATGCATCTCTGGGCCAACGGAGGTGGGATCACCGAACCCAATTTGAAGGCTGTCGCCGACTATTTCGGCGTGTCTGCGATGTGGTTGGGGTTCGGTGTTGAGCCCGCGCGCGAATCCCTCGAAGACGTCCTCCGCAGCATGCCTCCGGACGATCGCCAACAGGCCCTCGATTTCATCTCCTACAAGCTCGAGCGAAACGAAACGCTGGGCACGGCCGAGCGCACAGCGCATTACCTGAGCCTGATCGATCGCATCAAACGCGACATGCAAGAGCGGACTGGGAACAAGAGGGACGCCAACCGATAATGCGGCGCCGACTGGCAGCAGTCCTAGTACTCGCCGCGGTAGCGTGGGCGGTATCCGGCGCAGAGCCGGAGGGCTTTCGGGGCCTGAAGTGGGGGCAAGATCTCGCCCCGATGCGTGATGAGTTCGTCCTTGCAGAGGACGGCAAATTCACCAAGTACTATCGTCGGCGCGGCGACAAGATGTCGATCGGTGATGCCACACTAACGGAGCTTGTCTACGGTTTCTATAAGGACCAATTTTCGGCGGTCCAAGCCATTGCTCACGCAAAGGATCAACGGTATTTGCGCGACGCGCTCGTTTCACAGTTCGGTCCCGGAGAACAGCCGAATCGTTACATCGATCGCTGGTTCTGGCACGGCGCGGCAGCCCGAGTGGCGCTCGACTGCTCCCAGCGCCGCGAATGCCGGCTCTTGATGTGGTCCCTGAACATCGACGCCCTACGCCGCGCCGAAGAGCAGAATCGAGCCAGAGACGCCAAGCGGGACTTTTGACCGCATCAAGCGGCGCTTGACAAACAACAAGTAGCGCTTTATGGTCGCCTCCGTCGTTTGACGGAGGCGCCATGACCACCTTCCACCGCCGACTCGCCGAGCAGCGCCGGCCGCACCGGCGCTTCCGCGTCATCGCCGGCCGCCCGGTCGAAGAGCCGAGCCCGCGCAATCCCTGGTTCGACGCCGAGAGCGACGAGCGCCTGCTCGCCGCGGCCTTCGCCGATCGCGTCGTGCTCTACGTCTGCATCGCGATCGGCGTGCTGCTGCTCGCCGAGCTCGCCGCGCCCGATCTCGTGGCCTGGCTCACCGGCCAGTCGGTCGTCCTGGTGGCGCGATGAGCACCGTCCTCGCGTGGGATTCGTCCGGCAATCTCAAAATTCCGACCCCGATCGCCATCGGCGATCGCATCACCTGGAAACGTAACGGGACTCCAGGGGTCTACGCCGCGAAAGTGGCCGCACTCGTGACCGACGACGCCGATTGCGTCGTGAAGCTCCGAATCTTTGGGTGTGTCCACGAACGGAGCGGCAAGCGTCTTGCCAAGGCGCGATGGATCGGCGCCGGCGCGGTTGGTCGGGTGTATCGCCGAGTGGCGGAGGTCGCATGACTCGCCTTCCCAAAGGCCACCGCTCGCTCCTCGACCCGGCGTTCCGGTACACGCCGGCGCGCCGCACCGACGTGGCCGCCACCTTCCGCCGCATCCGCCGCGAGCAGCGCATGGCCGACGCCGAAGCCCGCGCGATCGCGGACGAACAAGCGCGCGTCGTCACCCCGCTCGCCAAGGCCCGCGCGTGAAGCCCGGCACGCGCCTCGTGCTCGAGCGCCACGGCCGCAACACCGGCGCGTTCGTCCTGCACTACCACGCGCACCTGCATCCGCCGTATGGCCTGTGGCGGGTCTACTACCTCAGCCGCGAAGTCGGCACGCAGCTCTCGGTGCCGTCGCTCGAGGACTGCGAGCGCATGCTGTCGGTGCTCGAGGTCGTTCCGGCCGTGGGCACCGCCGGCGCCGCGCCCCCGCCCACGCCCGACGCCGTGCGCCGCGCGCGTGGCGTCCGGGCGAGCAACGTCGTCCATCGCAATCGCACGCTGAAGGCGAAGCCGTGAAGCGCCCGCGCCTGGACGGCTACCACGTCGAGGAAGTCTCGGCCGCGCAGGCCGCGCTCGACCTCCTCGCCGGCGACCCGAACGTGCTCACGACCGAGCAGGCCTTCCCGCTCATGTCGATCGCGCGGCGCATGACCTACGACCAGGCGATGGCCGACGACGCCCTGGCGCGCTGCGTGCGCAACTACACCGACGCGTTCAACGCGAGCCGCCTGCGCGCGCGCAGGAGGGCCGCGTGATGCAGACGCTCGACGTCGAATACCGCCCCGGCGACCGCGTGCAGCACACCGCCACCGGCGCGGCCGGCACCGTCCTCAGCGTCATCGCCATGCTGGGCGGCTCGCGCTGGTTCTCGGTCGACTTCGACAGCCAGGCGGTGCGCCCGCTCGGCCTCATCTACCGCGCCCACGAGCTCGAGCCGCTCGTCGTCAACGGCCAGGAGCTCGCGCCGTGAACGACCACCTGGTGCAGGCCCTGCTCCTCGTCCTCTCGGCCGCGGCGATCGCGCTCGTCGCACTGCCCGCCCCCTGGCATCGCTGGGGCTACGTCGTCGGCCTCGCCTCCCAGCCGCTGTGGCTCCTCGCCACCTGGCGCGCGCGCCAGTGGGGCATGTTCGCCCTCGCGCTGTGGTACTGCGGCGCCTGGTCCCTCGGCATCGTCAACCATTTTCGCCCATGAGCATCACGCAGCAGATCCGCGACGCCCTCGCCGCGAGCGACGAGCCGCTGACCGCCGCCCAGCTCGCCGAGCAGTGCAGCGAGGCGCAGGACACCACCCAGATCGCCAACGCGTGCCACACGATGGTCGAGCGCGGCGAGATCACGCGCGAGAAACCGCCCGAAGGCGGGCGCTTTCGCTATCGGCTCGCCGGCAGCCCGCCCCCAGCGGCTCCAGACGACGAACAGGATGCAACCGAGGCCCGCGCGTCGCGGGTGACGCCCTCGGAAAAACCGAACGGTTCCGGCTCCGGTCCGCGTGCGCACGCGCGCGGTCGACGCCGTTCGGTGGCATTGCCGGTGCCTGGCAAAGCGCCCCCCGGCTCGGCCGGCGCCACGTGCGCCCGCGTCGGTCGACGCCGACCTACAGATCGCGATCACCGAGGCCGGCATGCTCGCGCTGCGCCGCGGTGAGGCGGTGATGTACCTCTCGCCCGAGGAGCAGGCCCGCATCGAGGCCTTCGCCGGGCGTTTTCGCACCGTCACCTGACCCCGGAGCCCCATGAACGCACCGCTCGAACCCGCGGCGGCCGCCCCCGCCGCCCTGCAATTCATGCCGGCCGAGGCGCTCGCGCCCTCGCTCACCCACATCCAGCAACTGCGCCGCTCGCGCTACGACGTGAAGGCGCTGGACGAGCTCACCGAGTCGGTGCGCCGCGTCGGCATCATGCAGCCGATCGTCGCGCGCCTCCACCCGCGCGGCGAGCCCGTCTACGAGATCGTCGCCGGCGAGCGCCGCTGGATCGCCGGCCAGCGTGCCGAGCTCGCCACCGTGCCGGTGATCGTGCGCCCGCTCACCGACGCCGACGTCCTCGAGCTGCAGCTCACCGAGAACCTGCAGCGCGAGGACCTGCACCCGCTCGAGGAGGCCGAAGGCTACGAGGAGCTCATGCAGCTCAAGCGCTGCCGCGCCGAGGACATCGCCGCGCAGATCGGCAAGGGCCGCAGCTACGTCTTCCAGCGCCTGAAACTGCTCTCGCTCTCCAAGCCGGTGCGCGAGGCCTTCTACGCCGGCAAGGTGAGCGCCTCGATCGCCTACGACATCGCCACGATCGCGGTGCCCGAGCTGCAGGCCCAGGCGCTGAAGGAAATCGTCGGCGGCACGCACAACGAGCCGATGAGCTACCGCGACGCGCACGACTTCATCGTGCGCAACTACCGCCTGGCGCTCAAGCAGGCGCCCTTCGACCCGGCCGACGCGACGCTCGTCTCCGCCGCCGGCGCGTGCGGCGCCTGCCCCAAGCGCACCGGCAACCAGCCGGAGCTCTTCGGCGACGTCAAGAGTCCGGACGTCTGTACCGACCCGAAGTGCTTCGGCGCCAAGCGCGAGGCCCACGTCGCGCGCGTGCGCGCGGAGGCCAAGGCGAAGGGCCAGCGCGTGATCACCGGCAAGGAAGCGAAGCAGGTCTTCCCATACGACTGGGCCGACCGGCCGCACGGCGGCTTCGTGCGCGCCGACCACGCGTGCGAATCGGACCCGAAGGGCCGGACCTTCGCGAAGATCCTTGGCGACGACCTCCCGCCGCCGGTCCTGGTCGAGCACCCGAAGGACGGCACCCTGGTCGAGGTTTACGAGCGCAAGCAGCTCACCCCGCTCCTGCGCGAGAAGGGCATCAAGCGCGAGACCGCCTCCGGCAGCGGCGCCTCGCGCACCCGCGCGACCGAGGGCGACGATGGCGCGGCGAAGGGCAAGCGCGAGCGCGAGCAGCAGCTCCTCGTGCGCGCCTTCACCGCGCTCCACCACAAGCTCGCGAAGGCAAAGCTCGGCCTGGCCGAGCTGCGCGTGATCACGATGGACATGCTCCTCTGCGATATCGAGGTGCCCGACTGCCTCGATGGGCTCTTTCGCGAGGCGTACGGGCCCGAGATCACGAAGTACATCGGGCGCGAGGGCGCGAAGAAGCTCGTCGAGAAGCTCACCGCCGACCAGCTCGGCGTCCTGCTCTTCGAGAGCGCGCTCGCGCGCGACATCGGCTACGGCGACCCGGAGTGCACCGCGCTCATCCGCGAGGCCTGCAAGCGCCACGGCGTCGACGTCGACTCGATCCGCAAGGAAATCGACGCGGAAGCGAAGACGAAGGCCGCGGCCGCGGAGAAGAAGCCCGACGCGAAACCGGCGCCGGCGAAGGCCTCCGCCAAGCCCGCCAAGGCGAAGACGCCGAAGAAGCGGAGCGCGAAGCGATGATCGAGCTCGCGATCGCCGTGACGCTCGGCGTGATCTCGATCGCCTTACTCGTCGTCTGCGGCGGCGCGACATTCCTCGTCGTCATGGAGATCATTGAGTTCATCGAACGGCGCCGCGACAGCACAAGGGAGAAACGATGACCCGCCTCGAACGCAACCTGGCCGCCTTCGCCGTCGGCATCCTGCTCGGCGCGATCGCCGTGACCGCCTTCGCCACCGTCGAAGTCGTCGCGCCGGTCGTCGCCAAGCAGGCGGCCGCTGCCGCGACAGTCGCAGCCCCGGCCGCTGCACAGGCCGCCGCCCCGGCCGCGGCCTCGACCGCGCCAGCCGCAGCCACGCCCGCCGGCGCTCGCACGGATTCCTGGCTCGTGCAAGGTGGCGGCGCGTTCCTCGGCGTCCTCACCTACTTCTACGCGGTGATCTGCACCGCCGAGCGCGGCAACAACCCCGGCACCTGGTTCGCCGAGCACTGCCGGCCGCAAGACTGGTGGCCCAGGTGACCCGTCCCGCAGTCCGCTATGCGCCGCTCGAGTACCGCATCGCGGTCTACAACACGACCGGCTGGCTCGTGGACGGTTTCGCCGTCGAGCTGCCGCCGGATCTGCGCTGGGTGCACGTCTGCGTGCGCAAGGACGGCCCGCGCGACTGGCGCATCGACCACTATGAGACCGGACTCAGCATTATCGGCCCGCTCGTCCCAGCGGCCCCGGTCCTCACCGAAGCGCAGCGACGGTTCGTAAAGCGCTATACGTTCGACCGCAGCTCGCGCGACCGCCTGGTCGCCGGCGCCATCCGCTGGATGCGCTTCCTCGACCGCCGGGGCCTCCTGCGGCCGAAGATCGAGGCGGCGATGCGCGGCGAGCGCGGGCCGTCGATCCAGGCGGCGCTGGGGATCACGGTCGAGCGCTGAGGTCACCATGAGCACGACCTCTGATTTCCATCGCGCATCCCAACTCATTCAAGCAGAAATCGATCGGCTCGATCGCCGCGTTGGCCGCGCAAATGACCTAGCTCAACGTCTTGAGACGAAAAGGCGGGAGCTCGCATGGGAGTTGCAACACCTAGAACGGCGCAGGCAAGAACATCGGCGGGCCGTTCAAGCAGCTTGGTCTATACGGAGCGCGGTGCGTCTGGCTCGGACTCGTTTGATTAATGCCCCGCCCCTACGAGTCCACCCGATCGCTGCTGTAAAGACACTCGATATCCCAAACATTGAATGGATGCGTGCAATGCTCGCGAATCGGGCTCAACCGATACACAAGCGCCGATTCGGGTGCGGTGTGTACTTTCTTCTCGATGAGAAGAAGCGAGTTGTCTACGTGGGCCAATCGATCAACGTCTTCCAGCGAGTACACGATCACCTGTGGGACAGCCACAAAAAGTTCCGCTACGCATGCTACATGCCCGCCAAACGCGAAGAGCTAGATGCGATTGAGCGGCACTTCATTGACGCGTTGCTGCCGGAATACAACAAGGAATCGCGGACCAAGATGCTCAAGCGCATGCGGACGGATACATCAGGCGCAGGGAGCGCGACCACGTCGTCCGTGCCAATGAATCCTAGCTGCTAGGGGCCGGCTTTATGAGCGAGCCCCGCACCTGCCCAATCTGCGCCCGCGCCCGCGGTGTGCTCCTCCACTCCGAGGGTGGCCGCCGGCGCCTGCGCTGCCCCGAGTGCGGCCACCGCTGGACCACGCACGAGATCCCCGAGGCCGAGCTGCAGCGCCTACGGGCGATCGAGACGCACGCGCGCGAGCTCGCCGCTGCCATCACGGAGTAGACTGTGCCCCCTCCCATGGGCCGCACTCGCCGCACGCGCCTGGACCTCCCCGCCGGCGTCCGCCTGATCGACGGCCGCTACTACTACCGCGCGACCTCGCGCCGCGAGCGCGACGAGCGCCGCGCCAAAGGCCTCCCCGAGACGATCCCGCTCGGCGCCGACCCAGAGCAGATGCGCCGCACCTGGTCGAAGCTCCACAAGAGCCGCTGGGACCTCGACCGCGCCGACGCCGCGGCCGGCACGCTCGCCGAGCTCGTCGACCGCTTCGAGGCGGACTCGCTGCCCGCGATCGACGCGCGCGGCAAAGCGCGCTTCGCCCCGCGCACCCGCCGCGAGTATGCGCGGCAGCTCGTGCGCCTGCGCGAACGCTGGGGCGCGCGCCGCTACGCCAAGACCGAGGCCGAGGCCGCGCGCGGTGAGTGCCTCGGCACGCGCGACCTGCAGGCCTGGCTCGACGGCCACGCCGCGCTGATCAGCGCGAACCGCGAGCTCGCGCTCCTCTCCACCGTCTTCGGCGACGCGCGCCGCTGGGGCCTCACCGTCTATAACCCCTGCACCGGCGTGCGCCGCCACGAAGAAATCCCGCGCGATCGCGAGGTCGCGCAATGGGAGCTCGAGGCGATCCTCGCCGTCGCCGGCGAGCGCGAGGCGCTCATGGTGCTATGGGAGCGCGCCACCGGCTGGCGCGAGGGTGACGTCCGCACGCTCAGCCGCACCCAGGCGACACCCGAAGGCGTGCGCCTGCGCCAGGCCAAGCGCGGCCGCAAGCAGCTCTGGGAGTGGACGCCGGCGCTGCGCGCGATCTGGGAGGCGTCGCGCGAGCTCCCCGGCGCGAAGGACAGCCTTGTCGTCTTCCCCAAGGGCCTCGGCAAGACCAAGGGCGCGCCGCTCAGCGTCGAGGGTTTCCAATCGATGTGGGCGCGCCTGCTCGAGCGCGCGCGCGCGGCGATCGCCGCGGCCGAGTACATCAACGTCGTCGACGCCGCGCCCTGGCTCGAAGCGGCGAAGCTCCCGCCGCTTGACGACCTGCACTTTCACGACCTGCGCGCCGCGGCGATCGACCGCGCCGAGCAGCGCGGCGAGGACGCCCAGCGCTTCGCCGGCCACACCGACCCGCGCACGACGCGGCGGCACTATCTGCGCAGCGTTCAGCGCGTGAAGCCGAACGAGTAGACCGCCGAATTGGGAAGCCGTCGCGCCGAATGGGAAGTCGGCGCTATCCTGACCGGCCTAAGTCGTTGATTCTTGGTGCTGGTGAGTGGACTCGAACCACCGACCTACTGATTACGAATCGGGCCGCGCGGTCGGCCCAACTTCCTGTTTTTCGACCACCTTTGCGGCGTACATGCGGGTAATCGGTGCGCCCGCTGGCGCCTCACCTGCCCCCAGCGAGCGCCCGCGAATTGGGTAGCTCCTCAGGGCTTTACCCTGCACGCCTCCAGATACGGCCGCGCGCGCTGAATCCAGGCGGCGTACGCGAGCCACTCCTCGGCCAGGATCGAGGCGACCTCGCCGCGCGTCATCACGTTGAAAGCGCCGGTCGGCGTCGTCGGCGGGGCGTCGGGGAGCTCAGGCGGCAGGCACGGCACCGCCACCGGCACCTGCACGAGCTCGGGGCGGGGCGCCGGGGGCGTAGCGCAGGCTGCGAGGCCGAACGCCAGGGCGGCGATCGCCGCCGCGGGTCGGGTCGTCATCGGATCGCCTCCTTGAACGCGTCGATCGCCTCGTCGCACGTTTTCGCCGTGCCGGCCGGCTGTGCGGCCCGCTGGGCGCGCAGGCGCTCGAGGGCCTGGTCCGCGGCCTGGGCGGCCGCGCGCGCGGCCTGGGCCTGTCTGGCGGCCTGGGCGAGGCGCTTGTTGCTGTCGGCTTCCAGGGCGAGGCTTCTGGCGCCGCACTCGGCGGCGACCTCGCGCCAGTTGTCGCGCTCGGCGCGGGCGGCGGCGGTCGCCGACTCGGCCGCGGTCACGTCGGCCTTCAGTCCGTCGATGCGGTGGCCCTGGATCGACCAGGCGAGCTTCCCCCCGATCGCGGCCGCGACCAGGTAGGGGATCGCGCTGACGAGGAGGCCCCAGGGCATGGGCTACGCGGCCGGCGGCGGGGGCGTCCCGCTGCTGCCGGCGATCGCCCGGAGCTTCGCGACGAGCTCCTGCGCGGCGGAGTACTCAGCGGCCTTGACCTGCAGCTCCTCGACCGCCGCCTGGTAGCGCGCCTGGAAGCTCGCCTGGGCGGTCTTGAGCTGCGCGTAGGTGTCCTGGCCGGCGGCGACCAGGTTGACGCCGACCGCTCTGGCGATCTGCTCGTCGCTGAAGCCGAGGCGGTGCATCGTCTTCGCGAGCGTCGCGTCGATCTCCGACTCGCGGCGCGCCGCGTACTCGGGGTGCTTGGTCGCCTTGCGGCTCCACCAGTACCAGCCGGCGAGCGCGGCGAGCACCGCGATCACGAAGACGACGTCCCAGGCATCGACGCGCCCGGCGGTGGTGGTCACGAGATCCTTGATCATCGGCAGCTCCTTGCGGATGGGGAGAAGGTCGATCGGGCCTATGCAACTATGCGAGACGGTCGGCACCCTGGTGCATTACGGCATTCCATCGCGGAGCGGCCTGTAGCAGCGGCGCTCGCGCTCGGGCTTGCGGTCGTCCTCGATGCACCACAGCCAGTGCTCGCGGATCACCGCGCCGAAGTAGATCGCCACGCCGGCCATCACCCACCACCCGAGCGCGCCCGGGCCGCGGCCGCCCGCCGCCGGCTGCTCGGGAGCAGCGACGGACGCGGGAGGAGGAGTGACCGCCACGGACGGCGGCGGGGGCGCGGTTGGGGCGATCGTCGCCGGCGCGACGAGCACGGGCGGCTTCAAGACGATCGGCGGTGGCGCGTGGACGCCGGTCGCGTCCGAGAGCGCGGCATAGCCGCCGATGGCGAAGCCGACGGCGAAGGCGAAGAGGTTGCGTTGCGTTCGGGTCAAGGCTTTCTCCTATTGGACGCGCTGCAGGAGCCAGCCGTACACGAAGGCCTCCTGCGAGCGGTTGTTCTCGGCGATCTCGAGGTAGCGGGCGGCCTGCTGGCCGTTCAGCGCGCGGCGCACGACGGTCGCGCCGGCGGGTCCGCGCAGTTGCAGGAAGGTGCGCAGCGCCGACACCGTCATCGGGCCGATCACGCCGTCGACCGTCACGTCGGGATAATCGCGGCCCTCGCGGTTGAGCGCGTTCAACGCGCGCTGCAGGAACCGGCCGGCGGCCGCGACGCCCATGTTCACGCCGATGTCGAAGAGCTTCTCGGCGACCTCGTGGCTCGCGAGCGCCACCGCGTCCAGGCGCAGGACGTCCCAGTACTGCGCCTTGTAGATGCGCGCGGCCCACTCCACCGGGAGCGCGCTCATCGCGCCGACGTAGCCGTTCGCGCGTGCGACCGCCTCGGTGATGCCCCAGCGCGTCGCGCCGCCGCGGTCGGCGGCGTGGTTGGAGTAGCCGCCCTCGACGGCGAGGAGCTTCGCGAAAGCGCGATCGAACGGGGTCTCGCTCACTCGGGCGCCTCCAGCCAGTCGGCGATCGCGTGCAGCGCCCCGGCGGTGAAGGCGAAGCCGATCGCCCCGGCGACCAGCACCCGGCAGCAGACGCGGAGGATCGCGGCCATGATCGCGTTCACTCGCGGCGCTTTCGCCGGTGCTCGCGGCGCAGGAACCGGAAGGCAAGCCAGCACATGAACGCCGCCGCCCCGACCACCAGGCCGGTCGTGTTCGGCGTCGGGTCCCAGTGCCAGCCGCGCCACCACTGCACCACCGTGATGAGGCCGCTCACCGCGATGACCGACAAGGCGATCCGCCCGAGCAGGCAGTCGTCGTACTGCTCGTGCCAGACGAACAGGATCGCGACCGCGGTCATCAGCGCCGCGGAGAGGACGAACAGATAGCCGCTCATTGGCCGCCTCCCAGGCGGTTGCGGATCGCGGCGGGGATCGCGTCGAACGCCGCCGCGGCGATCGACATGCCGAAGAGGCCCAGGGCGAAGCCGACTCCGCCCTCGTTGTGGGGCGCGACCTCGAAGTAGCCGGAGACGAGCGGCGTCGTGAAGTGCGCGATCCCGGCGCCGCCAAGCACGGTCACCACGCGCCCCCAGAACGACAGCTTGTCGAAGAACCGCAGGCTCACAATGCCGCCGAAGAGCCCCGCGATGACCGGAAGTTTCAGGTACGAGAGGAAGGTTTCCATCGTCATACGTCCGCGGTGATCCGGTTGATGTTGGTGCCGTCGCCGGCGACGATCGCCGTCTTGCCGGTGGCGATCGTGACGCCGGTGCCGGTCGCGCCGATGACCTGGACGGACTGCCCGCCGCCGGTGTTGTTGTGGACCATCCACAGGCCATTGAGCGGCACGACCAGGTTGCGCGTCGCGGTGAGCGTCGCGCCCGAGAGGCGGATGTACTGCGCGCGCGCCTCGGCGGCGGTGAGCGTGTAGTTCGCGTCCGACGGCCAGGTCTTCGCCAGGACGCTCCCGACCCACGAAGGCGGGTCGGCCCAGGTGCGGTAATCGGTGAGCGCGGTGATCGCGCTCCCGTTCGTCGCGGCGGTGTAGAGCGGGATACGCCCGGCGGTGAACCCGGAGGTGTTCGCGCTCACGACGCCGGCGCGCGTCGCCTCGATGTAGTTGGTGGTGCTCGCGGTGAGCGCCACCGTGCCGTCCGAGATGCTCGTGAGCACCCCGTCGACGAGCATGATGCCGCCGTAGAACCCGAAGGTGAGCCCGGAGGTGCCCGCGATGCGCTTGCCGAACAGGCCCGCATGCGACACCGCGCCGAAAAGCTCGTTCGCGGCGGTTTCCTTGTTGTAGGCCCCGCTTGCGATCTGTGCGAGCGTCGTCATCGCGTCTCCTCAGATGATTGGCGTGAACCCGACGGGTGCGCCGTATTGCAGGCTGCCGCGCTTCAACAGCGTGACCGAGAAGGTCGAGCCATCCGAGCCGGTCACGATCGCCGGCCGCCAGTTGACTCCCGCCGTGTGCTCGAACTGGTGCGCGAGCTGCTCGTCGGGGTTCGCGTCGCCCCAGGACTCGTTCTTGCCGATCCAGATCTTGCCGGCGCGCGCATCCCAGGCGAACCGCACCACGTTGTAGGTGCCGCTCAACGGGAGCGGCGCCGCCACCCCGGTCAGGCCGGCGCCGTCGGAGGTGAGCGAACCGTTGCCGCGCCAGAGCCGGTTCGAGGTGCTGCTCGCCGGCCCGCTCGGCGGGTTGTTCTCGGTCAACCCGAGGAACAGATCGCTCGTCACCGTGCCCTCGACCAGGAATTCCCAGTACCAGCGGCCGAACGACGCGGTGAAGTTCGACCCCGCCCACAGCGTCGAGGACCCGGTGCGCGTGACGCGCATGAGCGGCAGCTCGCCGCGGGTAAACGCGGCATTGACCATCGTCCCGTCGAACTGGAAGGCCTCGCGCGGCGTGCCGACGACCGCCTCGCCGGGGAACCCGGCGCCGACGCGGTCTGACACCTGGCGCACCTTGACCCCGATGCGCGTCTGCGAGCCGCCGAAGTCGGCCGTCTGCATCGCGCTCGTGTACGTGTAAGCCGGCGTGAGCAGCCCGGTCACCTCGCGCCCGAGCAGGCTGAATCCCTCGTCCCACACCTCGAGCGTGTACTGCTCGAGCGGCTCGTCGAGCGGCACGTCGACCGAGTTGCGCCACTCGTGATCCTTGCGCGCGCGCCGCGTCCAGAAAATCTGCACATCGTTCGAGGCGGCCTGCTTCGCCCCGCCGATCGCCGTCGGCGTATAAGGCATCGCGCTCACCGCGTCGAACGTCTCCGCGTCCTGCGTCGCGTCGGCAAGGTTCGACCCGAATCCCACGGCTTTCCAGAGCGAGTCGGTACCGATCGCGGCGAACGGGAACCGCGCGCGCTTGATCGGGCCCTCCTCGAGAAAGACGAGCTTTGCGCCGGGCAGCCAGGCCTGCGCGACGCGCTCGGTGCCCTTGCGGCCGCGGAGGAAATCCTTGAGCGTGTAGGTGCCGTCGGCGTTGCCGGTGACCGAGTACGCCTGCACGATTTCCCAGTTCTCGCCGTCAGAACCGATCGCGAACGCGTTCGCGCCGTTGTAAAACGTCTCGAGGGAGGCCGGCGCGCTGATGGTCGAGCTCGGGTGCACGAGCCGCACGGTAATCACGCTCTCGTGATCCCAGAGCGACCCCACTGGCCCGGCGCGCATCTTGCCGCTCGTCACCGCGCCGATCCGCGCCGGCGTCGAGGTCGGCGCGGCGCCCTGCCAGCTCGCCCCGTTGTCGCGCGAATAGAAAATCACCGCGCCGGACCAGTTGGCGCTTTCCCCCGTGGCGGCGACGTACACGCCCTCGTCGTCGTGACTGTCCACGAGCAGGGGCAGGTCGAGCACGATGCCGGTCGTCGGCCCGTTTGCCCCGAGGTTGACCCCGGTGCCGGTCTCGGTAGCGTTGCCCACCGCGTAGCTCGTGAGCGCACCATCGTCGTCGCTCACCGCCTGGCACTTCACCGGGCCGTTCGAGGTGTACTCGACGCGCGTCAGCCGCACCCGCTGCCCGTCGGGTAGGGTCACGACGTCGGTCGGCTCGAGCACCCGCCAGCGCGGGCGCACGCTGAACTCGAACCGCTCCCGCTCGAGCCAGGCATACCGCATGATGCGGTCGACCGCCTGGTGTGCTTCGCTCGAATTGAACGCGATCGGAAAATCGACCTGACTGACGTTCCGCGCCTCGGTCACCTGGCGCCGGGCGCGCGCCACCCCGATGTTGTAGTCGAGGTCCTGGTTGGCGAAGAGCAGGTAGATCGTCGCCGGCAGCTCGCTTTCGAGCGCGCGGTTGATGGTGACCGGCGTCACCAGGTCCGCGGCGGTCAGCGTCGCGGCCACCGCCCCGCCCCGCTTGACGTAAGTCAGCTCTCCATCGTGCTCGACGGCATCGAAGCTGAACGCACCCATCAGCGGCTCGAGCGCCCCGCGCGCCGTCATCGGCCGCGCCATCAGATAGCCGCGCACCGTGTCGCTCGAGAGCGAGCCGGCGTCGAGCGACGGCGCGCCGGCAAGCGTGCTGATGTCGTCGACCAGGTCGTCGAGCGGGATGCCCGCAACGGCGAGGCTGCGCTCGAAAAACGAGCGCACGTCGGTCACCGACTGCTCGGCGATGATCACCCCAGGCGCGTAGAACCAGGACAACCCGCCGACGGTGCTCTGGTTGTGCGAGGCCATTTGCGTCCCGTCGGTCGAGCGCAGCGTCGCCCAATCTGGCGGCATCGCCCCGCCGCCGAACCACGCCTGGCCGACGTCGTTCTCGATGCCGAGGGTATAGCTGACCGTCCAGGTGCCGAGGCCAAGGTCGACCGAGTTCGACCACGTCTCGGCGGCGATGTTGAACACGCGCCATCCGAGGGTGCTGTGACTCGAGGTGCGCGGTATCCACACCTCGCCGCGTGCGGACCAGAGGAAAGCCTTTTCGGACCCGACCGTGGCGCCGATCGAGAAAATTTCCGGCACCGCGCCGGTTTTCACGAGGTAATCGTCGCCGCAGAGCCACACCACGCCGTCGCCGTCGACCATCGGCGTGTGGTTCAGCGGGGCACCGATCACCTGGCCGAGGTTGACCGCCGACTGAATCGCCGACTGGCCCGCCGACGGCACCGCGCGCACGAGGAAGGCCTCGCCGCTGCCGTCGCCGTCGCCGAGTGTCCAGAAACAGGCATTGACGCGGTCGAAGTGCCAGCCGACCGAGAATCGGATGTTTTCGGCGCTGCCGCTCGTGCCAAGGCCGATCGGCGTCGGGTGCGACCGGCCGATGTAAGCGCCGGTTGCCGCGTCGAACCGCGTCAGGATCACGCCGAGCGCCACCGGCGACGGGTTCTGAAACACGACGAGCTCGTCGAGCGCTTCGTTCAGCCCGATCGAGGTGACCTCTGAGGCGGCCGAGGTGTCGGGCTGGTATTGCGCGAACCGCACCGGGTTATCCGAGCCGCCCGACCATCGCCAGATCCAGTCTCCGGCGGTGATGTTCGTTTCGGTCAGCAGGATTTTCGTGCGCTTGCGGTCGACGGCGATGCGCGTCCAGTCGTAGGACGTCTCGGCCTTCGTGTGCACCGGGTAGGCCGGTGCACCCGCCACCACCACCTCGGCCTCGATGATCGGCCGATGATTCGCGAAGTCGGCGAGCTGCAGCGTGTCGAATACGAGATAGGCCGTGCCGCGAAACGCGGGGCAGTCGTCGACGCCGATCGTGGCGGCGAGCAGCGGGTCGGGCGTCTGCGTTTCGGTGCCCGCGTACACGCGGATCGTGCCGCGCTCGGTGTTCGCGGCGAACGTCTCCGGTGTCGCCCCGTCGCCGATCGACCAGAGCAGCTTCGAGTCGGCCCAGATCCGGCGAATGCCGGTGATGCCGTTCGGGTAGCCGTCGCACACCGTGCAGGCGAACGACACGCTGTAGGTGTAGGTCACCTGCGTCGCGCTGGGCGGGCCGCCGCCCTTGCCGCCCTCGGCCTCGACCTCCTCCTCGTGGCGGGTCTCGAGGATGTCGGTCGACCAGAACACCGGGCATTTCACCCGCATCGTCCCGCGTACCCACGCGATGCCGGTGCCCTCCGCACCGCCGGGGGCCGTCAGGTCCGCGAGCCGCGGCCCCTCGAACGTCGGCCCGTCGGGGCGGAAGAGGTACGCGCCGATCGCCGAGCCGATCGCGAAGCCGATCGAGGTGCCGAGCGGCCCGAAGAACGAGCCGATGATGGCGCCGCCGACGCCGAGGGCGAGCTGTGCCATTCAGGCGACCCCGGGGAACCGATACGCGAACCGGATGCGGCCGCGCCAGGTGTCGTCGAGAGGATGCTCAACCACAGCCCGGATCGCCGAGTAAGCGTGCAGGATGCCGAGCTCGGTCAGGATGCCGAGGTGCATCGGCTGCCGCGTCCAGGCCATATGCACGATGTCGCCAGGCCGCGCGTCGGCGATGGGGATTTCCTCGAGGTGCGCGCGGAGCTCGTCCCGCATGCGCTTCGGGTTCGGGATGCGGCCGTAGTCGGTGCGATCGTAGTCGGTGAGCCCGAGCGCACGCCCGACCATCGCCACCACGCCGAGACAGTCGACCGCGCGGCCGCGCGCGCGGCCCTGGTGGACGAACGGCGTGGCGAGCCAGGTGCGGGCCTCAGCGATGATCGCCTCGCGCGTCGTCACACCGGCGAGTCCGGGTAGGCGAGCACCGCGTCGCGCGTCGGCATGTCCGGGAACCCGCGGAAGTTGTAGATGTTGTCGAACTTGGTCTTGCAGGTGGCGCGCAGCAGGTCGCACCCGGCGGTGACGGTGAAGGTGTCGCTCGCCGCGATGTTGAACGGCATCGCCTGGTGCAGCTCGATCGTGTTCGAGCTGTCCGTCCAGCGCTTGACCTCGCCCTCGAGGCCGGCGTTGAGCCCCGTCAGCCAGGTCACCACCCCACCGTCGAACCAGCCATCGGCGCGGCTGATCGCCGCGGTACTGAACACGCGCCGGCTCGTCACGGTCGCGACCGAGCTCTCGACCGTGAGCGCCTCGATCGCCGTCCAGACGACCGACCCGTCGTTCGTCGTGCCGCCGAGCGAGGTGTTCCAGGACGGCTCCGACCCGCCCGAGGTGCCGGCGGTCGTGCACTTGAAATGCCGATCGTTGAACACCGACGGCCGCACCACCGACCCGGTGTTCGCGTCGCGGGCGCTGCGCACCGAGTAGCCGGTCGTCGCTGCCCACGCCGACGGGGCCAGCCGCACCTTGCAGCGCGCATCGCCGAGGTCCGCGTCGCAGCGCTTCTGGTGGATTCGTCCGATCGTCTGCTGTAGGTACTGCATCACCCCCCGCAGCTCGACGCGCGTCCGGCCGCGCGCGACCGTCTGCTCGCCGAGCACCCCGGCGCGCAGGATCATCCGGTCCTGGCTGAGGTCCTGGTGGTTGACCTCCGAGATCTCGATCGTGGCGAAGTCGTACAGGCCGGCCAGCAGCTCCGACTCGACGATCCGCACGTCGTCGATGAGCGCGATGACCTCGAGGTTGTCGACCGCCAGGTCCGCGCTGGAGGTGACCTCGGAGGGCGCATCGCCGACCGCGGTGTGGTAGGTCACCCCGCCGAGCACGAGGTCGCGGTCGTGACTGGTGAACCCGAGGACCGTGCCGTCACGCCGGGTGAGCTTGTAGATCGTCGCGACGCTCGTCGTCTCGCCGGCGATGTGCGACTCGAAGGCGCCGGAGACGGTCTTCATTCGCGCAGCTCGATCAGCTCGATCGAGTCCCAGGACATGACGAGCCGCCCGCCCGCGGCGTTGCGCACCGAGGCCTGCATCGCGTCGGTGTCCAGGCGCACCGGCACGTCGAACTCGCCCGCCCAGGTGAGCGGCTCGCCGTCCTGCGGGTAGGCGAAGCCGCTGCCGCCCGAGGTCCAGGCGAGGCCGGTCGTGTTCGTCGATAGCGTGTAGACGTTGGTCGCGATGTTGGTGATGACGTGCGCGATGCCGTTCAGCGCCGCGCCGATCGTCCCCCCGAGGCCCGACAGATACAGCCGCTCGCCGATCGACAGGCCGGTGAGGGCCGCGGTCAGCGTCACGCTGGTCGTCGCGCCGGGCGTGACCGCCGTCACCGTGTCGGAGTCGTCGGCGACGAAGGTGACGATCCCGGTCGTGTAGTCGATCGCGATCTGTCCGGCGCCGGCGCCGACGGTGACCGGGGCGGCGTTGCGATAGACCGTCACCGTGCCGCTCGTCGGCTTCTTGGTCGGCCGGTCGCTATTGGTCGACGCGGCGGTGTAGCGCTTGTAGAGCTGGTAGGTCGGATAGCCGGTGCCGGTCGCCCCGGTGCCCAGGCGCCCGTTCGCCGTGGTGACGAGGTAGTCGGTCCAGTCGCGGAAGCGGCATCCGTTCGCGCGGCCCTTCAGGATGCGGAAGGCGGCGCCCACCGCGTCGAGCTCGGCCTGCGGGCGGTTCACGAGCGCGATCGAGTAGCGCTGGCGCGGCTCCGCCCAGACGATGTTGCGCTGCTCGGCGCCGCTGTCGAGCTCCACCACCTCGGTGAGCCACGACGGCCCGCCGACCGCGCCGGGGGCGAGGTTGTCGAAGAAGCGGGTCTCGAAGAACATCGGTCAGCCGTTGCGGCGGGTGGCGCGCGCGGCCGCGCGGCCGACGTCGGCCGCGACCTGGAGCTGCGAGCGGCGGTCCTGCGGGACCGGCGAATTGAAGTTGACGACGAGGTTCACGCCGCCGCCCTGGCCGGGCGGGGCGACGGTGACCTGCTCGCCCGGGGTGGCGCGGAAGGCGACGATCTTCGAGTCCGGCCCGCCCGATCCGCCGACGGTGAAGCTGCCGCCGTGCTGGAAGCCGAAGAGCCCGCCGATGCCGCTGAAGATCGACGAGAAGAGATCCCCGCCGGCGGCGCCGGCGCCGAAGCCCTTCAGGAGCTTGTCGAACTGCTCGAAGAGCGGCTTCGTGACGAGCTCGCGCGCCAGCATCCGCAGCAGGTCCTGCTCGATCCCGCGCAGCACGTCGGAGAACTTCTCGCCCTTGATCACCGCGTCTTCGAACGCGCTCGAGAAGGTGAGCCCGAGGTCGCGCGCGATGTCGTTCGTCTTCTCGGTCTGCTCGCCGAGGATGTTCATCTGCGCGAGCAGCTTCGCCGCCTCGGACTCGAGCGCGATCTGGCCCTCCTCCGGGGTGAGCTTCTCGCGGTTCACGAGCTCGGCGATTTCGGCGATCTTGCGGCGGTACTCCTCGGTCGGGTCGATCAGTGCCCGCCAGCGCGCCGCGGCGGCCTCGAGGCGCTCGTTCTCGCGCTCGATCGCCTGCTGCTGGGCGGCGGCCGCGCGCTCGGCGGCCTCGGTCGCCTCCTTCTGCACCTGCATGTTCTCGCGCGTGAGGTCCACCTGGGCGGCGAGCGCGATCAGCGCGTCGCGCTGCGCCGGGGTGACGCGCGCGTAGCGCTCGGTCTGCAGGTCGGCGAGGAGCTGCTCGACGACGGTGAGCTGCTGGGTGCGCTGCAGCTCCTGCTCGAGCTGGGCGCGGCGCTGCTCGAACATGTCGGCCAGCTTGCGCTCGGCGGCCGCCGCGCCCCCGCCGCTGCTGATGCCGGTCGCCTCACCCGCGCGCCGTCGCGCCGCCGCCGGCTTGTTGTCAGTGCCGAACACCCGGCCCGGGGTCTCGATGTCGACCAGCGCCTGGAGCTGCGCCCGCTCCGCGCGCAGGCGCTTGACGAGCGCCTCCTGCTGCGCGATCGCGCCGGCGAAGGCGCTCGGGCGGGCGGCGGCGGCCTGCGCCTGCAGGTTCGCGAGCACCCGCTCGGCGCCCTCGAGCTGCGTCACCACGCGGCCGAGGTCGTTCGCCGCCTTCGAGCCGAAGGACTCCGACATCGAGGAGATGAGGCCTTGCCACACGCCGTGGAGGACGCCGCCCTGCTTCGCCGCCTCGATCATCGCGTCGGCGACGCGGTTCAACTGCTCGACGAGCTCGTTGCCGATCGCGATCTTGAGCGAGTCGACCGCGAGCGACAGCCGCTTGAGGTTCTTCTCGAACTTGTCCGCCGCGGCGGCCTGCTCCTCGGTGACGCGCGCACCGCGCAGGCCTTCCTCGGCGAGGTCGCGGAAGAAGGGGATCTGCTCGGCGGCCGCCTTGCCGGCGAGGACCTGCGCCCGGGCGATCGCGTTGACCTGGTTCTCGGCGGTGGCGACCGCGCGCGCGAACTGCAGGAAGGTCTCGTCGAAGGCCTGGCGCTGGAGCTGCTCCTGCGAGATCCCCAGCTCCTCGAAGGTCTTGAGGAGCTCCTTGTTCCCGCCCGCGGCGAGCGCCACGTTCTTCGCGAACTTCGAGGCGAGCCCGGCGACGTCGTCGAGCGAGTGCCCGCCGATAGTCGCGACCTGGCCGAGCTGGTCGAGCAGCTCGACGGTGAGGCCGGTCTTCTCCGACAGGTCGTCAAGCGCGGCGATCGCCGAGACCGAGTCGCGCGCGAAGGCGGCCAGGCCGCCGATCGTGAGCCCGACCCCGAGCACGCCGGCGAGCCGGTGCGCGGCCGCCTCCATGTTGTCGAAGGCCTGCTTGTAGGCGCGCTCGGTCTGCTTCGCGTGGCGCTCGACCGACGTGCCGACCTTGCGCAGCTCGGTCTCGAACTTCGCGAGCCGCGCGTTCAGGTCGATCGTGAGCGATTCAAACGCCATCTAGGCCCGCCCCTGCTGGTTGAGCCGCCCGCGCTCCTCGTCCCTGCGGCGCTGCCGCTCGGCGAACCAGTCGCGCATCGCGACCAGGCCGGCGAGCAGCCACTCCGGGTCGCGCACCCCGAGCAGCTCGCACGCCTGCGGGAAAGCCGCCCAGTCGAGCCCGCCCATGAGGTGCCAGGCGTCGCGGACGATGCGCGCCTCGGGCGGCAGGGTGGGCAGTGCGGTCGGCAGTCCCTCGGCGCGCTCGGCTTCCACCTCGTCCTGCGCGCGGAGGAACCCGGTCAGTTTCCCCGGAGTTTCTCCAGCTCACGCTCGTGCTCCTGGACGCTGTCCCAGATCGCCTGGGCGAGCGGCGCCCAGAGCTTCGGCCGGTCCTCGATGAACGCGGCGAAGAGCTCCGCGCCGAACGCCGGGGCGTCCTCGCTCCCGCCCGGCACCAGGTCCGATTCCTTGATCCCCCGCCAGCCGACGACGTGCGCCTTGACGAGCTCGACCATGCCGAGGACCTTGTCCTTCGGCCGGCGGGCGCGCAGCTCCGCGAGGTCGTACTCGGTCGGGCGCTGGATCTCGAAGCCGTAGCCCCCGGCCTCGACCCAGCGCCGCCGCGCGGCGAGGATCTTCGCCAACAGGTCCGCCATCGGTCAGCTCGCGTAGTGCACGAGCCGCGGCGAGCTCTGGGTGATCGTGAAGCTGCCGGTGACGAGCTGGCCGACGTTGTTGTCCTCGCCCACCGTCGAGGGCGTGCCGCCGAAGTAGCTCAACTTCCCGCTCTTCCTCGTGTAGCGCCACGCGACCGCGGTGCCGGCGCGCCCGTAGCCCTCGACAGCGACCTGCGCGCTGTCGGTCACGTCGCTGAAGACGTTCACCGTGACGTTCGGCTGGTCGGGCAGGCCCGCCTCGAAGCGCTTGGTGCGGTCGATGAGGCGGGTCTTCTCGAGCTGGTCGGCCGAGCCGGCGCCGAAGTTGACCTGCGTCGCCTCGGCGACGGTCAGCCAGGTGAGGATTTCCCTCGCCGTCCCCGAGGTGAAGGTCCCGAAGTTGGTCGAGTCGATGCCCTCGAGCTCGAAGGTGTTCGCGGCGACGTTCGCCACCCGCACCACCAGGCCGTCGAGCTCGGTCATGCCCTCGATCGCGAGCACGACGACGTCGCCGTTCGAGTAGCCGTGCGCGGTGCTCGACGCCACGGCCGGGTTCGCTTTCGTGATGGCGCTGATCGTCTTCGCGGTATCGATCGTCGCCTGGACTTCGAGCTTGGAATTGCGTGCAACTTCGGCAGTCATCGCCGTTCTCCTTTCAGGTTTAGAGCCAGACTTCGACCTCGAGGAGCGCTGCTTCCTCGCCCGTCTCCGGGTCGCTGAACCCGTCGCGGCCGACGGGCATGATCTTCTGCGCGACGAGCGCGGCGACCGCCGCGTCGCCGATCGTCTCGGCCTGCAGGCGCGAGGTCGCCCAGCACGACAGGCGCATCAGCGCGCGCGTCGCGGCGAGCGTGTCGTTGAGGGTGAAGCGCGGATCGGTGGCCGCGCGCCGGTAGACGATCGCCGGGAGCGCACGCTCCTGCGGGATCTCGTCGGGAAAGATCCGGTCGCCGACGAGCGCGGTCACCGGCGCGGCGGCGTTGAGGGTGGCGACCACGAGCTCCTCGGGGCTCATCACTTCCTCCTGTTCGCCTTCGCGATGCGCTCGCCGATGCGGCGCTCGAAGATCGCGAGCGTCTGCGCCTGGGCGGCCTGGAACGCGCCCGACAGGTACCGGCGCGGCGCGATGTGCTTGGTGCCGAACTCGAGGAACCACCAGTAAAACGGGTCGAACGGGTTCTGCCGTCCCGCCTTGCCCGTGGCGCGCTTGAACGCGGTGATCGCGCCCTTCGACAGCCGCCGGACGCGCACGTAGACCCCGACCATGCCCTCGCGGCGGGCCTGCTTTGAGTTGAAGACACCGATGTTCCGCCGCACGGTGCCGGGCACGCGGTAGGGGTGCGGGCTCGCGAGCACCGGCGCCCGGGTGCGGGCGCCGGCGACGATCGGCCGCGCCGCATCCCGCAGCGCGCCGCGCACGACGCGCTTGGCGAGGTCGACGGTGAGCTCGTCGATCGCCTGCTCGAGCTGCTTCAGCCCGTCGACGCGGACGGTCACGTCAGCCATTCTTGACCCCGGTGATGCCGACGAGCTCGAGGGCCTCCTCGAGCCCGTGCCCCGACGGCAGGACGTGCTTGATGTCGTAGGCCTCGCCGCGCCACACCAGGCGCCAGGCCGCGGTCACGTCGGTGCGGCGGCGGATGGTGAAGTTGACCGTCTTCTCGGCGTGCACCTGGTCGGCGCGGAAGATCTCGCGCCCGGTGGCGGGCACCGCCTTCGCCCACACGTCGGCCACCGCCGTCCAGGCGACGACCTCCCCGCCCATCGCGTCGCGGCTCGACACCACCGGCCGCTGCAGGGTGACGCGCTCGTTCAACTGGCCGGCGGCGATCACTTGCCCTCCGCCGGGACGATGCGCACCTGGCGAGCGAGGAAGGTGACGGTGACGAGCGCCTGGCTCTGCTGCTCGTAGCGGATGCCGACGTCGCGCACGCCGGGAAGCGCGAGGCCGTCGAGGAGCACCTTCGCGCCGCGCGCGATCTGCACGCCGCCCGCGCTCTCCGGGATCTGGATCTCGATGTCCGGCCAGCTCATACCACCCTCACGATGCGGTAGTCGTCGAGCAGCCGGTCGACGAAGCGCCCCGGCAGCTCGTGCGCCGGGCGGTCGGTGAAGGCCTCGCGGAAGGCGTCGCGCGTGACGACCTGCACGATGATCCATTGCCGGATCATCTCCGGCACGTCGTGCATCTCGGGGCCGTAGCCGGCGACGTAGCGCACGGTGATCGTCTGGGAGTCGTCGTACAGGCTCGGGAAGCTCGTCGAGCGCTTGAAGACGACCCGCCCCGGCGAGCGCACCAGGTCGGCGCGGTAGTTCGCCGGGTCGAGGGTCTGCTGCACGCCGGCGGTGTCGAGGTACTTGACCGAGCTGATGGATACGAGCGGCGACCAGTACAGACGGAAGGCGCGATCGCCCCAGCCGTCCGCGCACGGCCAGGCGTTGAAGGTCTCGTCATAGGTGGCATTGATCAGTTGGCGGCCGGTTTCCTTCTGCGCCAGTTCGATCGCGGCGAGCAGCCACCCGTAGAGGTTCGCGTCCTGCAGGTCGTGGTCGATCCGCGCGTGGCTCTTGAGCTCGCCGAGGGTCACGGCGAGCTTCGCCGGCGGGGTGACGAGCGTCCACTGCGGGGCGGTGCTCACCGCGTGCCTCCGCGGATCGTGATCGAGCGCTCGGCCGGCTGGCCGCCGGTCGGGGTCATCCGGTTGGTGAGGAGGTAGATGCGCCCCTCGACCACGCCGGCGAGGTTGCAGCTCGTGATCGCGCCGGCGATCGCCGCGTCGCTGATCGTCGGGCCGGTGGGCGAGATCGACCAGGTGCTCGAGGCGATCGAGCCGCCCGAGAGGTAGTCGGTCCAGTCCTCGCGGTAGGGCGCGGTCTCGTCGGGGTCCTGGAGCGCGAGGCCGAGGCTCACGGGTTCCTCCTCACTCGTCCACGCGGAAGTTGTTCCGCGGCCCGACGCGGTAACCGAGGCGCGGGCCGACGGCGTAGCGCTTGCCCTGCGGAAGCTGCACGCTCGACAGGTGCGCGGTGATCGCCTGGGCGAGGTCGGTCTCGGTCGCCTGGGCGACCAGGCGGTGCATCGGCGCGAAGGTGATCGGCTGGCCGAGGTCGATCTCGAGCGCGAGGCCGAGGCCCCTGGTCTTGGCGGCGGTGACGGCCTGCGCGACGTCGGACTCCGCGACCTGGCCGAGGGCTTTCGCCTTGCGAGCGCTCAACGGTTGCGCGAGGTCGGCCTCGAGCACCTGGCCGACCTGGTTCGGGATGCTGGCGGTGATCGCCTGGGCGACGTCGGTCTCCGTCACCTGGCCGAGGAGCTTCGCCTTCGCGTGCGCGACCGCCTGGGCGAGGTCGGTCTCGGTCGTCTGGCCGAGCGTCTTGCTCTTCCGCGCGGTGAGCGCCTGCGCGGCGTCGGTCTCGGTCACTTGGCCGACCGCGATGATCTTGTTCCCGCTGACGGTGATCGCCTGGGCGGCGTCGGTCTCGGTCGTCTGGCCGAGGAGCTTCGCCTTCGCGCTGGTGATCGTCTGCGCGGTGTCAGTTTCCGTCGCCTGCCCGAGGAGCTTTCCCTTCGCGTGGGTGACCGCCTGGGCGAGGTCGGTCTCGAGCGCCTGGCCGATCGCCAGCGCCTTGTGGCGGGTGATCGCCTGGGCGGTGTCGGTCTCGGCCGCCTGTGCGACGAGGCGGCGCTGCGGCGCAAGCGCGATCGCCTGGGCGAGGTCGGTCTCGAGCGCCTGGCCGACGGAGATGATCTGGCCGCCCGCCGTGCCGAAGAAGTAGAGGCGGCGGCGGAGGGGGGCGAGGACCTGAAACGGGTTGTCGTGGACCCGTTTGACCAGCGCGTCCCCAAGCTGACCACGAAAAACTAGGACCGCAAAATAGCGATTGCCCTGTAACCCGCTGCCCCCGGAGTGATTCCCCACCCGGACGCGCGGAGACGCTGACCAGTTCCCGGGGTCAACCAGGGCGCCAACTTCGGCGAGTAGAACGCCATTCTTGAAGTAACGAACGCCGTTCGTCTGAGTGCCATTGTGCGCGGCCGTTATTGATGCAATCTCGCCGTTGCTCATGCTGACGGTTTGCGCCGTACCGCCACCACCGGACCACACGCCGCCCCACTTCAAATCGAAGGTGACGCTCGTGTTATTGAACTGGTCGAACCTCCACCCGTAGCCGTTGTCGACGACGCACAAGTTCTCGACGTGAGAACCCGAAACCGACCACTGCGCCAGAATGTATACTGTCTTAGGCGCGTCGTTCTGGAGAGTCGTCGGAAAGCCCGCGAACGCCGCCACATCATAGGCCTCGCCGCCCGCGGACGACACGCCGATAGCGTTCCCGTGCAACGGCGCGATAGACGCAACGCCTTCCCCGTTAGCATTAAAAGTTCCGCGCACAATGTCGCGATTGACCGCCCCGAATAACCCGAATTCGAGGAGCGCTCCCAGCGCGTTTGACCGATCAATTCTGAGCAGCGCGGGCGAGCTCGGATTGTGGCGCTGCGTTCCGCTGAAGATCCACATTGGACTATTCAGCCCTCAGCCACTGCGGGTGTACCCCGCGCCCGCACGTCCCGCACACCATCGGCTCGCCGCGCGCCGGCGTGCTGCCGTCAAGTTTCAGCGCGAGCTCTGCGGGGATCTCGTAGCGGTTCGGCGCCGGCGCGCGCAGCCCCACCGCCGGGCCATTGCACGCCCCAGGGCCTCCGCGATGCCAGAACACGATCATCAGGTATACCGCGCGTAGATCGGCGTGTAGCTCAGCGCGTGATTGCTCGCCGTCGCGTTCAGGTTGACCGCGGTGTCGTGCGTGACGAACAGCCCGTGATTCTTCGGCAGTCCGCCGCCGAAAAGTTGCGCGATCCCGGTCGGCCCGAACCAGTAGGTGCGGTCGCTCGTGTTATCAATGAGGATGCTCGCGAGCAGCTTGAGCGCGCTGTTCCGCACGTTCTCGCTCGTCACCGTCTCGGCGCTGTCGGTCCCGTCAAAAACGTCCGGGTAGGTCGGGGTGTCGTCGATCGAGGCGTACACCCACACGTCGATCGTCTTGTTCGCCGTCGGCGAGGTGCCGGTCGTGATCTTGCCGCCGACCAGGTAATCGAGCGCGTCGGCGGTGGTGTGCGAGATCGCCGTCGACTCGCGCCCCGCGACCTTGGTGCTCGAGCTCGCGAGCCCGGTGAGCGTGATGGTGTAGGCCGCGCTCGAACCCCATTCGTGGAGAATGTCGCCCGCGCGCAGCAGAAGCCCGCACCTCCACAGATAGAGCAGCAGCCCTCGATGCAGCGGCTCGAGCAGCGAGATCAGCCAGGCACGCATCCGGTCACCCCTTCCAGACGTTCCGGCAGTACGGGATACCGTTGTTCCACTTCGGATCACTGGCCCGGTAGCGCGCCCGCGCGACCGCGTCCCACTTGCGCGCGAACTCGAGGCACGCCTCGTCGGTCCAGTCGGGATGATCGGCGAGCATTGGCGTGTACTTGATCGCGCCGTTGAACTGCGCGACCAGGCGCTCGATCCGCTCGGCGCTCACGGCAGCGCCCTCGCCGCCTCGACGTCGGCGAGCGTGAGCGACTCGACCGCCATCGTCGCCGGCCCGACGCCATCCTGGTCGGTGGCGTTGCCCGCCCCGGCGGCGAAGAGCTTTTGCGCCCGCGTGGCGCGCTGCTGGCAATGCTGGAACACCGCGAGACGCACGGCATTGTCCGCGGCGGTGCCCTTCCACGTCTCGGCGATGCCGGCCCTCACGTTCGCCTTGCTCGGGTTGATCGCGGTCGCGGCATTGTCAAAAAGCCATT